AAATTTTAAGGAGTAACTATGCTTAAAAATATAACAACAAACAAAGCACTTGGCTTCACCGATTCTGAGTGGGGTCAACTCATAGAGGGTAACGGATTACTGTTGACTTGGTTCATTGAGTGGAACAAGGGTGACAGACAGGAGGCTAATATCTTGGAGTTCTTTGCTCGTAAGTATCAACAGTCCTCAGGTGGTGAGCCTTACCCTATGGGTGGCAAGGTAGCACTCGATGGCAAGTACGTGTCAAGTGGTGACGATCCTCTGGAGCCATACTTCCTGATCAATACTGATGATGGCGTTGGGTACATCTACCCTTACGCATTCGTTGCACTGCCTAAGAAAAAGGGTGGACATACAATAGTGAGGATGGACTGATGGACAGAGAAGACTTTTACAAATGGCTTGAGACTTGCCCAACTCATGAATGGGAAACGTCAGAGATGTGCGAGATTGAGAATTACGTTACTGTAACATTTAAATTATTGGAGGATGACGATGGCTGAGTACCAAGTAAGTGTACACTATGACGAGGGTACTGTCTTAACTATTGAGGCAGACAACCCTTCAGAAGCGTGTGAGAAAGCTAACAAAATATTATTAGATGAAGCTAGTGTTTCTTACTCAAGAGAGTATGCACCCAACGTAGTGCATAGAGACTACATGGTAGTAGAGTGTGAGGAGATTAAACAATGACTAAAGCATATAGCGTAGAAAATATCAAGACAGTACAAGACCTAGCCAAAAGACTTAACATAGAGGTTGGCATGAGTACAAGCATGGCAGTTGAGGAGGCTATGACCTACCTTACAATGTCATTCCACAAACGTAACGTGGATAGTATCAAGGCGGCCGAGTTACTTAGATGGTGGCTCAGTGACTTTCAAGACAAGGAGCTAGAATACTTTGAGACTAGAGTAAACTTAGCCAAGGAAGTGAGGAACAGATGACAAAGTATAAAGAGTTTGAATGTGTAGATTGTGGGGAATATCCTCTAGTTTTTGAGGGTACTAATGAGTATGAACCTGACCCAATAACAGGGGATAAAAGATGTTTTAGATGTCATGTAAGGGAGATTAAAGATGACTGAGAAAAAACTTTACAATGTATCTCGTATGTATCACGTTGTTAGAATAGCTGAAGTGTTAGCCTCAAGTGAAGAGGAGGCAGAACAACTTGCTAGAAAGAACGCAGGTAATTTACACTGGAAAGAATACGATGGCGACTACATAGAGGATGTGGACTTTAACGTGGGAGAGTTTGACTAATGAACATTGAACAGATATGCATAGCTTCATTCAAGTCTATGTTTGATGAACGCTTGGAGGATGGCGTTGACCTGACGCCCACGTATATAGAAATGCTAGTCAAGGAACACTGTGAGCCTTACATGATAGTGACGCAAGGTTTTACGCATGACCTACTGGCTAATGCACTGGACTACATGGACTGGGACTATATATCGAGGGAGATTAACAATGTTACCTGATGAAATGGAAGCAGAGAAAAACAGAAAGCTACTGCTTGCCCAGGCTGATGAGATAGAAATATATCG